TTCAGTAGTTCATTCCTTTTGAGTTTTGGAATTGTCTCATAATACTTCCCGAATAATTCAGGATTAAACTGTTTTGAATCAAAAATTGCTGCTGGCATAAATTATTCCTCCTTTAAATTTTTTTATTGTTATCCCAGTCTTGCCATCATCTGGGAATAGGTTTCAGGTGCACCTGAGCCAGGATTTGTTTCTCCTGTTGATGCCCCTGGTTCTACACCGCTGAAACTTGGTTTGGCAGGTTCCTTAATCTCTTCAAATAAAAACTTTGAATCCTCAGCCTCTTTCAGTGCTTTTAACTGTTCATCCAGTCCGGATAAAGTCTCATTTTCAAACTTTATCTTTTCCATGTCCAGTAAAGCCCTTACAGCCCTTGAATTTTTAGCCTTAGCATTTCCGAGTGCATTATCAATGGCATTGTCTAATTTTATTTTAGATATGTTTGCCTCATACTGCTCCTTCGATGCCTTGTTTTCATCCTGAAGCTGCTTAATAGTGTTTTTAAGAGTTTCAACATCCCCAGTACTGTTCTTCAGAGTTTCAAGCTGCTTATCCCTTTCGGATAAATCTTTCTCAGCCTGTTTTTTGGCATTGTTCACTTCATCAAATCTTGCTTTCGGAATAAACCCTTTCAGCTGTTCGGTATTTGCTGACAATACTTTTTCAGTCTGTTCCTCTGTCAGTCCAAGTTTTAACAGATCCTCTTTGTTCATAAAATAATCACTCCTTCATTTTTTTACGCTGTATGTCAGCGAGATTATATCTGATTTGTTCTTTTACGCCTGCAAATTCTAAAAAGGCGAAAAAAGAATTTATATCTCTTCGTAACTTTTTTCAAAAATATCAGGCTTGCATGGATAAAATTCGCCATTTATACCTTTTATGATAAAATCGTTTTTTGAAATATATAAAAAACCTTCCAAAGTTTCACAGTAATACTTGTTGGATTTAGGGTCATAGTTAATTTTATTTTCTGTAAAATCTAAAATCTGCCCAATATTATCGCCTGTAAACTGTACAGCTTTTATTGCGACAGGTCTTTTTCTATAGCTTTTTATCATTCGTTACTTCACCTCCTCAAATGCCAGTATCAGTGCTGAGTTTATATACCATTCTTTTCCATCGCTTATTAACTTTATACTTTTACCTTTATCAGCTTTTTTAATGAATTCCTTTAAAGTTCCGTCATACGATACCCCCATGTAGTTTCCATCGCTGTGATAAATATTCAGTTTTATCATTTTTCCTCCCATAAACAAAAAAGAGCAGTCGTTAAACCGCTCTTGAATTTATTATGTTATTTATTATTTCCATCCTAAGATTTCAGCCATCATAGCGTTATAATCTTTATATTTCTCGTACAGCTTAGCCAGCCAGTTTTCTCCAATTTCCCTCAATTCTTCAATAATTTTATTATTAGTATCGTCACTTCTGTATTCGTCGACATAGTACTTATCAAAAATAGCATCTACTTTATCTTTATTTTTTTCAATTTCACAATGCTCCTGTTCCAGTTCTATCATTATCATACCTATTCAACTCCTTTCAATCTCATACTTGCCATTAATATATTTTCAATATAATTCTTTTCCTGACCATAGTCTGGTATTTTTCCATTTTTTATCCAATCAAGAGTTATATTTTTTATTTCTTCTTTTCTATTTTTCCATATAGGTGTGTTTTCTATTACCTTATCTGTTACGGTGTCTAAATTATCATTGATATAATCAAAATATTTTTTTGCATATTCCGATTTATCAAAATGCAAACTATCCAGAGTATTATACACTTTAGACCATTCTGCCGTTTTATTATTTCCAAGTCTGTAATCAAACATTATCTCTCCGAAATCCTCAATTGTCTTACAGTTTTTAAACTCTTTAAGCATTTTAAGCTTCGGCAGAGTTTCAGTCAGATATCCTGAATAAGCTGGCATAAGATTATCTGATATTCCCAGCTCTTTAATTAAATAGTGTGCCGTTGATTCTGTGAATGTTTCCTCTATCTTTAAAAAATTAGCTGTTCCCAATGTGATAATATCTGTCTTCAACCCATTCATTTTTGCATGATATATCTCGTGTAACATGGTTTTTATCTGATATCTGATATCTCTGTCGTCATCTAATTGCAGATTATAAGATAAAAGTTTCATGGTGTCATTGCTGATTTCAAATTTGCAATTTCCACGTTCTCTAATTTTTTTCACATTAACAGGCACGTTCAGCCCATTAGCTTTCAATAAATCTTCAGCTATTTCCTTTCTTGCATCTGAATCTTCCGTTTTTACTGTTTCTAAAATCTTATTAATTATTCCTGGTTCCATTGTACTCATTTTTATATCATTTTGCAATACTTTTTCTGAATTATTACTCGCATATTTTTCTTTCCAGTTCTTATACGTGATGTTTGCTGGAACATACTCCGTTTCTCCTGTTTTCTCATTCCTTGAAGCTCTTTCGCCTTCCATGTCGTCAAAATATGGAGCTGTAGTAGTACGACATCTGACATGAAACGGATTCGCAGTGACTCCGACTTCATAGTCTTTTAAGTCGAATACCTTACCATCCATATCCTGACATATGTCCGATGTCCTGTTATCCAGTGTGGCCACTATTTCGTATTTTTCTATACCCAAATCCTGATAGCTTTTAAGCCTTGCCCTGCTTGAGTAAGCCGCACTCTCAGTATACACAAGTCTTGATGCATTTGCTTTCGACACTTTCATTTTCTCGGCTATTTTATCTGCCAGTTTTTCAAGACTGTCGCCTCTGATAAACGCCTGCGTCATTTCAGTGTGAAGAGTATTTATGAGTTTGTCTTTGTCTTCCCATATCCTGTCGCTAAAGTTTTTGCCGTCAGGAGCCCATGGCTTTTTAATAACCGTATTTACAAGCTTATCGTTCAGACTGTATATGTTTGTTCCTACCCCTGTTCCTTTTGCTATCTGAAAAGCTGTTCTGTTGTACTGGTCTTTATAAAGATTTTTAAGATAGCTTTCGAATCCACTTT